TGGTACAAATCTTCTAATCTTCATCAAGAACTCACCATCGCCTCTAAATGTAGATGTGCCTTCTCTTGTTGCTGTTATATCATAATCTCCAGATGTTATCGTGCCAGTGATAGCTGTAACTGTTCCGCTTTTAACTTGATCTGTTCCTGTCTCGTGCTGATAGTATGTTGTAATACCATCCGTGTTTCCTTGCACATATGTAGATGAAGTAGCTGGCTCAACACCATCTGCATCGTATTCCATGGCATGTGGTTTGCCAAACACAGCAGAATCAGCCCATGCTGTTCTAGCTAATGTGCCTACGGTCCATACGGGTCTTTGTGGTGTGGAGTCAAAGTAATTATAAGATACCATTTTATTTACCACAGCTGAGTTTGCTGTTGGATAGAACCACATGATTTCACCAAACAAGTTATTAAGTCCTGCAGATATCATCTGGTTACCAGAATCTAAATTGACATCATCGTAAACAAAGTCTTCTACTAAACATGGTAATGATTGTAGAGCACCTGCATATTTAAAAAAACCATTCTCTGACATCCAGTATGCAGCTCCATCTACCTCTACCGCTGCGTTCTTACCAATAAGTCCACAGTTTGTTCCAACTTGCACAAAGGCAAACGTAAAGGGTTGACCAACAAAACGCATAAGGAATAAAGCTGTGTCTGTATATACATAGATTGCATCCCTACCTCTAATTGCTCCCATGATCCGTGATCCGTCGGCCAGTCTCTGTGTACCAGCTGTATTGGTTGCCGTAGGTGTATACGTATTAATATCTTCTTGGTCAGAGAATCTAACAAACATGTCGTCTTGTGTTGTTTTATCACCAATCGTTGTTTCTGTACCAAAGAAAACTAAGTGTCTATCCGGTGTAGATACGAGCATGTGTCTTGATGCTGTTGGTGCGTTAGTTATAATCGTGGCTCTTGAATCTGTTGCATTTGTTGCTGCAGAGTTCCATTCAAAACACTCACCATCTACAATTAAACAAATAGCTTTGTCACCAAAGTTGTCTATGGACCACATACCAGGATCTATAATTAAGTCACCTGATGCTGCCTCACCCCATGCTACGAAATCAGATGTATTTGTTACTGTAGCTCCAGCAGAATGCGATGCGGCTGTTGTGTTTCGCACAGCTCTTGTTACACCAGTAAGTGTGTTAACTGCAATACCTGTGTAAGATATTTCTTCTGTTCCTATTTTTATAAAGTTGGTTCCAGAGCTTGGTAACTGAGAAGCATCGTTTAATGTTATGCTTGTAGCAGCTGCTGATATGTCCGCTGATAAAACAGTTGTGTATGCTCCTACAGCTTCACCACCCCAAGATCCTAAAGACCAACCAAAACCTTGTGCTTGCACATCTGGTCCTACTCTAAAATAATGTCTAACTCTAATGCCGCCTGATTCAGATGCACCAGATCCTGATTCTGCAGAAGGCATGGTAATTGTAAGTGTGCTTGATGTTGGTACAGTTGTTACCATAAATCTTATGTCATCAAAATTTGCTGCTGCAAAATCAGAGTTAGTTGCGGTTGAAAAGTTATCTAATAATATAATATCACCTGCTTGAATATTGTGAGTGGTAGAAAAGTTTATTGTAACGGTCGTTTCACCATTGGTTGTGCTAAACGCATTCGTAAGTGTTGTTGTAGATTTAATTGGATGTATGTCATAGAATACACCACCTGAATAAGCGTATAAAATTCTGTTTGATCCTATAATAGAATACTTTCGACCTTCACTATTTGTAAATTGATGTAAAGCTCTAGCTGCACCTGTAATATTATCAGCTCCTAGTTGTGTCCAACCACCTATCTTTTCGGGTGTACCATACCTAAAACGAACATTATCACAGTCTATCCACTGTCCTTCAGCTCCAGTTGCGGTAATCTGTTTATTTATTCCAGGTAAAAACCCTATCTTTTGTAGCATAGATCTCCAGATTATATTAGATTGCGTTGATATTCAACGTTATTTGACTATTCCTAGCATAGGTCTTTTATCATACAAATTAGACTTTGCAAACTGTCCATCTGCATGATTATAGTGCAAGAATACTTGGCCACATAATTGGCCCTCAAAAGGCTCTCTCCAATGCTCTAACTCACAACCAGAGTAAATAAGCATATCTCCTGGTTTTAGGTCTACTTTTATACCCTTGGGTGCACCAGGCTTATGTATATTTTTATACTCGTCTATGACGTTGTTAGACCCCGTAGGATCGATAAATATGGGCCAGTTATCTCCACCTAGATTTAAGGTAGTCGATATCTCACAACTAGGTCTATCTTTGTGTCTTCGTAAAATATTACCTTTTCTATAGAGTCTTGTGTAAGAATAAGTAGGCACCAATTTAAGTCCTGTCTTCTTCTGCATCACATCTATGGTCTTAACTAGTAATGTTTCCATTAATCTATCGCCGTATTTAGCATAAGAGTTTGGAACTTGTGCATCGTTAAAATTACCAACAAGTTTATTACCTGCATGAGTTACACCATTGTTTAACATCCAGTGATCTGCTTCTGCTGATATTTGTAAATACCTATAGGCAATGTCTGCTACTTCTTTTGATATAGCGCTACGAATCACTTGATATTTATTTTTTTTAAAACTCATGATACTTGTATAAAATTATAAGATACAGATATTCTCCAATTTTTATCACCTTTGTCTGTATTCATGTTTATATCTACACCGTGTGGCAGCCAAGATGGAAAAAAAATCATACGCCCTTCTATGGGTTCATAAGCACATACTCTCCATAATTGTTCAGGTAAGTTTGGTTCTCTATTAGGCATGTGTGTATTTGGTCCTGGTCTTGGATCTTCTAAAAATAGTTTGCCTGAGTTTTTTGGTACTTTAATGTAGTACACACCCGACCAAAGTGAGTTAGGATGTGTATGTGTTTTATTATAGCTATATGTTGGATTAATATTAGCCCACATATTACCCAGTCCTAGTTTACCAGATATACCATAATCTTTATTGCACTCGTAAGCCATTTGAAAAAGTTCATCTATAAGAGGTTTGTATTCTTTCCTTTTATCCATATCGGTTTTACTATGCCAGCCAAAACCAGAGTTTGTTTTCTTTTCTCCTTCAGGATCTGCTTTACGCCATTTTTTTATTTCTTTAAATAAATATTTATTAAGTTCTTTTGCATTTGCTACATCTTTAAAATACACAGCGGTTGGAAATAATATTTTTCTTTGTAGTTGATTTTTATTTTTCATTTAAAAGGTGGCCCTCCAAACCACATTACTAAAGATTTTCTCACACCTTTTTTAACTGGCGCAACTTTATGTCTTAAAAATGATGCAAAGAATATAGCTTGTCCTTGTTTTAATTGAAGTGGTTTTGCATCACCCATTTCTGAAAACAAAAGATCACCACCTGTAAACTCTGACGGATCTGACAACAGACAAGTCATAGATATTTTTCTAATTGGATTATCACCTTCTTGACCAAAAGCATTTAAATCCATGTGCCAATCATAGAAACCTTTTTTAGGGTAGACTGTAAACTGTGCAGGCTCTGTAAGTCTTACACCATCAAAATAAAAATGATTTAAATTTACAATAGAGAGTTGGTTCTCAATAACTTTGTACATCTGTGGTAATTTATCAAAAGGTATCCAAGATATAGTCGTAACTCGTTTCTTGGTATCGTATTTACCTTCTTCACCTCCGCCTACTTTGGCTTGTTCAGGTGCACACTTATGACCCGCATCAATAATCATCTTACATTGTTCGGGTGTAAATATTGGGTTTGTAGTTGTGGCAACATAAGATTGCCATCTAGGCATTCGTGGTATCATTTAGTAAAATAAATCTCCTCTCTTTGCCCTGCTCCAGTTCGTGATGCCACAGGATTATAATCAACATCGACATTACAAACTAATGTTCTTCTTGTTTCTTTGGTTCCGTTAAATGGATAAACGCAGTGTCTCATATCATAAGGAAAAACATAAAAGTCTCCTATTCTCATGTCAGGTGAATAATCTGTTTTAGAAAATTGTCCTGAAGCTGCACCAATAA